TCATCAATCCTTCTGCGTGGGTATAACTTCCGCTTGCGACTGTTGCCTGTCCTTCGGCGTGGCTTGCCGTTCCACTTGCGACTGATTGATACCCTTCTACATGAGCATATGAATTGCTCGCCGTGCAACTTCTGCCCTCTGCGTGTGAATAACCCGCACTTGCCGTGCAATCCCTTCCTTCTGCGTATGAATAACCTGCACTTGCCTCGCAATTAGAACCTACCGCAACAGAATTTGTACCAACTGTTGTATTTGCTTTCCTATTCAACGACAAACTTCCTGTGCCTGTCGGGTTTGCCTTATCCATTTTGTCAGACTTAAAATCACCAATGGTTGTTAAGCCTTGACCTTGTGATTGAACAACCAGCAATTTATCGCTTGAGGTTGGGGTTACTGACGGATAATCTTGTAATCTTGCCATGCTTTATTTCTCCTTTTCCATAAGTTTATCAATCTTTTCTTCCAATGCCTTTATTCGCTGATCTTGTTTCTTTATTATATCCTGTAAGTACGGTATCATGCCAATGTAATCAAGGCTTGCTGACGTTTCCTCTGTTTCAGGTGTAACAAGGTTAGGCAATATTTCTGCTACATCCTCGGCAATAAAGCCTCGCAAGTCAGAGCCTTTGCTCTTATTCTTGTAATCGAAAGATACCGCCTGCAATTCGAGTATCTTTTCGCTGTCCTCGATAGGTTTGATGTTTTCCTTTACCTTGCGTGATGAAGTCTGATTAACACGAACGCAAGTGATATATCCTGTCTGTCCATTTTCCTGTATTGTGATTACATTGTCGGAATCGACAAACACCGCCGTTCCGCCACCCTCGGAAGTACAGGCGACCTGATAACCAACATTAGCGTTTTCGTCCCTAATCTTGAACACACCGCCGTCAGAATCGGACGAAATAGTTGCGACTTCTTTTCCCGATGTGTTCCTTACCCTGATTATTCCCGAACCGCCGTTTAAACGGATTGTTTCCGTTCCTGACAATGTACCAAGCGACAAATCACTTCCCGTTGAGGTTGCAAAAAATGTTCCGACCTGTTGTCCGTCAGTTCTACCAATGGCAATAAACCCGCCGTTTGTTTTCGGTTCAATAGACGCAAGGACAACATTACTGTCATTAGTGACACGAAACATATTTTTAGCCTTGAAATTGTTTGCTGTAACAAGACCTGCCTTTGTTATTTCCAAGTTAGTTGCATCAACGCTGAAAGTATTTGACCTAAAAGCTATTTCACCACTTTCGATTGTTACTGATGTAGCATCTGCGGCAAACTTTGTCCTGATCTCAGAATTTCCAACTTTTCCTGCTAATCCTGTATCAGTATAGGTTTTTGCACTTGCAATAGCATCAGCCTCAGATTGGTCTGAATAAGCATTTGCACTACTCAGAGTGCTTGCCGCTGTGCTATCCGTATAACTCTTAGCATTAGCCTGTGCCGTATTTGCTTTACTATCAGCATAAGATGTACTTGCAACTGTATTTGTGCCGAAGCTGATACCATTTGCTGATACCTCAAAATACTTTGCATTTGAACTGTTATAGGCTTGCAGAGACGTAGCATTCATCAAGAATCTCGATGAATTTGCTTTGCCTACTCTTGCCGTATCTCCAAAAGAAGCAACAGAAACACTACCTTTGTAGATGTTCATTCCCGATGCATTTATCAACACGGAATTGCCCTGAGAACTTGTTGTAGGGTTTTGGCTTTCGGGAGATATAAATATTCCGTTATTGTCAATCTTGGTGATGTAGTTTGTTGCTGTCTTGGCGGCATTGTTAGCCTTGGTTGATGCATCCGAACTTGCTGTAGAAATAGCCTCGCTCTTAGCCGCATTTGCTTTGCTTGTAGCATCAGCCGCCGCTGTCGCAACCGCATCTAACTCTGCCTGATCCGTATAAGAATTTGCACTACTCAAAGCACTGTTAGCCGCATTGTTGATAGCTGTACCGATATTGGTTGCCGTACCGCCAACATTAAGTGAAGCTGATGTTAAGTTTCCACTAAAGGTTGCATTGCCGCTTGAATCAAGCTTAAATTGTGTGCTATCGACAAGCAAGGTATTAGCCTTGAAATTTACTGTGCCTGATTGAATGATAATCGAATGGGTATCAGCCGCAAATTTTGTCCTTACTTCATTATTGCCAACTTTGCCCGATAATCCTGTATCGGTATAAGATTTGGCACTGTTAAGAGCATTGGTTGCTTTGGTTGATGCATCACTTGATGCCGCATTGACAGCATTATCCTGTGCCGCCTGTGCCTTGTTTGTGGCATCCTGTGCGGCTGTTGCTATTGCACTACTCTCTGCACCATCAATGGCATCACCGATATTAACAAACTCGCTACCAACTTTGATTGTAGAAGCTGTTATATTACCGCCAAAAGTTGCATTTCCGCTTGCATCGAGTGTAAACTGACTCGAATTGACAACAAGGCTATTGGAATCAAATCTGATCTGTCCACTATCAATCAAAATCGAACTTGATCTATTAGACATATCTTTGCCCATCTTATCAGCAAGACCTGCATTAACAGTTGATGTATCAGCTTTAAGCAAGATAGCATTCGCATTCTGCTGTATTTGCGTACCCTGTGTTGTTACTGTGCCTGACAGGGAATTGAAATCGGTCTGTGATACCTTTGAAGATATCTGATCTGACATTACTTGGAACTGAGATGAGATGGCATAAGGCTTATATATCTCGCTCTCACCGATGAGCTTAACAATGTTTGATCCGATTATCTGAATATCATTACCGCTATAATCCTGAATTGTATTATAAGAATAATCTTCCATTACTTCTTCAGTAAGAATAGCAATACAAATGCATCTTATTGTTGCACCATAATCGGCAGAATCCCTTGCAACAGTTATTGAATCCGTACCTGTTGCAATCTCTGTGATACCTGATTCCTTTACCAATTGCCATACAAATACAGCATCATAAGTTACTGTCACATCGGTAACACCTTTGAGCAATCTTACTGTATATGTAACATTGGAACTTGTGCCATCATCGTTGTTTTCAATAGCAAGCCAAAGACCATCAAAACCCGAAGGACCTTGAATCCTGCCTACATCCTTCCATTCATTGTTATCATCATCCCATACAACAAGATCACCACCGACAATATAATTCTGTCCTACCTCGCCTGTAGGATGTGCGGCAATAAGCTCTGCCATTGTGTCATAGCTTCCAAGGATTTCGATATCATGTCCATCCTGTCCATCCTGTCCATTGTTACCTCTTACAGACACACCATAGCTTGTGCTTGTCTGATTATTTGCATAGGTGTAGATTGTCCTGCTCCACAGGAAAGGCTGTTGCTCTGTAGGTGTTGTAGGAGATTCCAAAGGGAATGTACTCGGAATAACTGTGCCTGAATTGGATAGAGCATACCTTGTCTGAACCGATGTCTGTACAAGGCTGTCCAATGTGCTTTCCACATCCTGTCCATTTAATGTAATCGCAGGTGCGGTAATCGTACCATTGTCCAAATCCATGATAAGCTGACCATTCTGAGAAATGATCGAACCTGTTCTTACTCTATTTCCCGACATCGTACCAGTTGTTACCCTATCGGCAACAATCTGACCATCGGCTGTAAGGGCAAGAGCGTAATTGCCGCTATAACTGGTTGAATGTCCTAATCCGTTTTTATTGAATCTCCAAACATTTGTGGCTGTGTTTATATCCTCTGTGTCCATTATGAGGATTTCATCAGGCTTGCCATCGCCATCGCTGTCATGCATTATTACATAGCCGCCTAAATTGCCTGTAATAAGCTGTGTGGCATCGCTTATTGCCTGTTCCATATAGGAAACACTTGGCTTCTCTGCTACCGCCTTAGAAGTCTCAAGAATGGAATCAGATATATCTGTCTTTGCATCACCGAATTCGGTCTCGATATACTTCTCTCTGATACAATCATATTTTGTTCTTATGCATTTTACTTCCGCTCTCGTAATACCAAGAGCCTCATAGTAAACATTTACTGTATCACAAAGATCAACCCTGTTTGCAAGCTCTCCACTCTGTACGAAGTCAAGAGTAATGTTATTCGAAGGTACAGTAAGATTGTTGGAATTGATATATGCTGTTGCCTTTGTTGTTAAATCGGAAGTTGTAGGAACATCCTCATAATCATCCGACATATCAAGAATCAATGTCTTGTCCACATCGAGAGTAAGACCTGTAGGCATCTTACTACCGATAACCATTGTATCTTCATTCTTGTAGAAGCATACAACATGAGTATACAGGTTGGAGCAATCTATCTCTTGAGACAGTTCGAGTAAGTTTTTCCCATATCTTATGGTGACTCCTCTATCCTGTCCTGCATGGAGAAGAAATTGAATATTGAAATTGTTGTACTTGATCTCGGTTGTGCCAAACACATCAAGGAATGAACCGCTTTTGCCGCCAAACCAAGAGCGAACAGAAGAAGGCTCTGTTATCTTGAAATTAGCCGTTACTGTTTTATCTGTTGTGATGGTATAACCGCTTGCGGAATTTTGGAGCAAAGCACAAGCTGTTGCGGCACTGTTTGCTGTACCACTTGTTATCTCATTTCCCGATAAGTCATATGATATATGCTTGGCATAGATCACTACATTATCATTCATCGCTTTTTCGATTCTATCTATGCGGAAAAGCTGTGGATCATCGGTAAAATTAGGCTTGGCTTTAATGACTCTCCGCAAAGCCAAATCCTCTGCATGAATACCCGATTTCGGATATTCCATCTCGAGAGTATATCCGCCATTTCTTTCCTGCTCAATTTCGCATGAGATCGCATCGGAAAGCATACCCAATCCCATATTGCTCGGTACACTTCCTACTGTAATACTTTCATATAGAATTGGAAACATTTTGCCTCCTTAAATCACAAACCATCTTGGAGTAATTGTTACTGTTGTGATTCCGCCTGTGAATGCAACAGCATTATTACCCGAATTGAGAACAGGGAATTCACCTGTCATAAGGTTATTCCTGTTCTCGCTTATCAGCCTATACACATTCATTGTATCACAATCAATATTGAGGTAATCTACAATGCCAGTGAATGACATTGTTTTTCCTCCGACTGAGAGCGTACCGCTTCCGCTTCCTGTTATGTGGATCAAAGGCTTTGCCTTGTATGATGTCGGGTTTGTAATATTGCCACCCGATGCTACAGAAACAGGAGTCGTACCCGAATTCAAGAATCTCTCAGGTCTGCAATGGAATGTAACATCAAACTTACCAAGCCTTGTGTATCTGTTTTCCACTTCCCAAGACTCCTTAAAATAAGCGAGTCTGAAATGGTCTGTATCATAATCATCGGCAAGAGTCTGCCAACCATCCTTGTACAAAACACGAGCTACCGCATCAATTGCATCATTTACGCAATCCGCTGTACCATCACCGACAACCAGTGTATAAGGTTGGTCATAAGATTCCCATGCATCTTCCATCTCGACAACTTCTCTATTTGTACCTGCAATCGGGATCACTGTACCTTTTCTCTTTGGTCTGACAAGCTTAGGTACAGAAGCTATATAAGCAGGGATTTGTTCTCCGCCAAATGTGATAGTTTTATCAAGCATAGACCTTCTCCTTATCTTTGAGTACATTCTGCAATTCCTTACCAACTTCCTTGGCAAGCTGTCTTATATCCTGTCCTGCCGCACCATATACGTTGATAACGATATCTCTTCCGCCCAGTGAAGCTTCTCTCATCATGCTCATAAGCTTATTTGTGCCTATGACCATCTCTGAACCGCTCTCACCGCCGCCAAGAAGCTTTCCATTAGCCGCACCAAAGATAGTTGCATCATTGAGCAGGTAAGGAGTGTTCATAGCCTTCTTATACCACTCTACGCTGATTGTGGGAATGCTCGGAGGATCAAGGCTGAATGAACCGCTGATAGAGAAATGCGGCAACTTAACTTTCGGGAAAGATATCTCTCCTGACAGGATTCGCTTAACCGCATTAAGAGCATTCTGAATGGTCTGCTTAATGTTGTTAAAAATATCAATAACCTTCTGCTTCATCGCATTCAATCCATTGGTAAAACTGGTCTTAATGGCATTCAAGGTATTAGGAATGAATGTCTTAATGTTATTGAATGTATTAGTTACAAAATTCTTGGCATTGGTAATCGTATTGGTGGCGAATTCCCTCGCATTGGTAAGGAAATTCTTTATGTTTTCGATGCCATTAGATATAGATGTTTTTATGAAAGCAATTGCATTTTCTACACCCTGTTTCGGATTTTCTAAGAATGCAACAATCGCATTAAAGAAATTTACTATCTTGTTCAAGAAATTATTTGCCAAATCTGCAAAGAATTGACCTATCTTCTTAAACCAATCCTGCACACTCTTGAATATATTGCTGATGCCTTCCCCGACATCGCTTAAGCTCGTACCCATCAGGGATAACAGTGCATCCAAAACGGCTACAGTTAAAGCACCTATGAGATATAAAACTGTCTCAAGGATCATCGGGAAATTATCAATTATCGCAGTAACCAAATTGATGATTACTGTAGGAATTACAGACACCAATTGAGGCAAGGCAATGACAATACCATCAGCCAAAGCCATGATTAAGGCTAACGCACCTTGGATGAAGGCATCCAAATTCTCAGGTGCTGTCAATGTCGTGATTATCATGACGATTACAGAAGTGATCGCAGGGATTATGACAGGCAAATTCTCGGTGATACCTGCCATCAAGGATAAGAGCAAATCCATACCAGTTGTGAGTAATAATTCGGCATTCTCGAGCAATGCATTTCCGATGGATTCTATGATAATCATAGCTGATTCGAGAAGAGAAGGAAGTGCTAAGATTATGCCTTGAATCAATTCACTCAGTACATGGCTACCTTCACGAAGGAGAGAAGGCAAATTCTTGGTAATCGCAGACAGAAGAGAAGAGATTATTCTTCCGCCTAATTGGATTAACTTTGGCATTTGCTGATTCAGATTCGAGATAAAATCTTCCACACCCTGATCTATCTGTCCTAATCCACTATCATCACCTGCGAACACAGCAGATAATCCATCCATTACAGTTGAAATGGATGGAAGAAATGTTGAGAGCATACTGTTCTTAAGACCACTCATTGTACGGGATAAAGTTGTCAGTGAATCTTGGAATCCTGCAGATGCTTTTACAGCATCATCTGACATTACCATTCCGTATTCATTGGCGGTTGCGATAAGCTCTTTGGTCTCTTCATTTGTCATGTTGAATAGCGGAGTGAGGCTCAAACTTGATCGCCCAAGAAGGTCATTGGCTAATGCCGCCCTATCTACCGATTCTTCCATGTTTTGGAATCCTGCGATTGTAGCCTCAAAGATATCCTCTCGAGACATTGTTGCAAGATCATCCATTGATATTCCCAGTGCGGCAAACTTAGCCTGTGCTTCTTCGCTTCCGCCCTGTGCCGCATCAAGCTGATTAGTAAGAGTCTTCATGCCCATAGACATCTCAGACATTGATGTGCCTGCAATAGAGAGGACATAATCAAGTTGCTGATACTTCTCGGCTGAAATTCCAAGCCTCTGACTATTCTTATCGATGGCATCACCGAAACTGGCAACATCTTGCACTCCGTCAGCAAAAGCCTTTGCTCCTGCCACAGCCGCCGCACCAGTTGCCGCCAATGCCGCACCTGCCACCTTTGCACCTGTGCCGATTACTGTACCTAACTTTTGACCAAATGAAGAGCCTTTAGTTTCTGCACTGTCCAAACCTTCATCATATGCGGATGAATCTAATCCCAGTGTTGCAAATAACTCAAATACATTCATATCTATTTCCTCCGAAGCTTATCAAAGCGGTTGTATATCTGCTCTGATGTCTCCTGTGGTTTATCTTCTTGTTTAGTATGACTAAACATATCTACATACCTTGGTATTTCTGCTTCGCCTTTTGAAAGGAATGTAGAGTAAAGAGCGAGAGAATCAGAGACATAGATTTTGTATGCCTCCTCTTTCTCTCGCTCCACACGTTTAGCTAATAAATATCTGATGAAAGGCTTTAATTCCCTTTTGCCTCTGTATTCTCCATAGCAGGAGAAGAAGAGGCTAATGGAGTCAATTGGCTCTGCTCCTGCGAAGGAAAAAGGTTTTGCACTTCGGGATCATTGATAAGCTCTAACACCTGCATCGGAAGAGTAATAAGATTCAAACTCTCCTTGTACTCTTCTACCGACTTGTTTTCGAGCCTTGCCAACACCTCGATAACTTCTGCCTTGTGATTCTTGAGCATAGGCTTCACATACTTCAATGTAGGAACATTCTTCTGCTGTGAAAGAGTCTGAATCTCCTCATCTGCAAGGATGTATGTTAATGGCTCGATGATATCAGCCAAAACATCAATTGCCTCTTCGCCTTTGAAATCAGATAGTCTCATAGATTAGCCTTCTCCTTCTGCCGCTGTTACTGTTACGATACAAGTTGCAATAGCAGATTCACCGCTCTTGGTAGCCTTTGCCGTAATGACGCAAACACCTTCTGCTTCACCAGTTACAACACCGCCAACAACTGTTGCTACAGATGTATCTGTGGATGCCCAAACAACTGTAGCATCGTTAGGATTTGCTGTAGCTGTAAGAGTGAGAGATTCACCATCTTCAATGGTAGCCGCACTTCTATCAAGCGTAACGGAGACAACATCGCTCTCTCCTGCACCAAGATAGAATTCTGCAGGAATGATATCCTGTGCAGACATTGATACATGACCAGTAATTGTAATAGCAATATTACCCTTACCCTTATCTGTACTCTTGATAGAGAAACCATCTGTGGAAAGACCATTGGAAATCTTAACAGCGATATATCCGCCATCGGAGAGATCCCCAATCCACCAAATTGTAGAGAAGTCTGTTGTCTTAAGGTCTTTTCTCGGTTTGATCGCACCTGATGTGGAATCCTTATCAGCCGCACCAAGCATATAAAGGAGCAAAGCTTCATTGATGTTCAATGCTGTTGTAGAGATGGAAACTTCTGTTTCCGTGATTCTCTTAAGCTCCATCGTATTCTTAGGACAGTTATCAATGTCACTACCGAAATCCTCATATGTAGGCTTTACATTGACAGTAATACCGCCTGTGGTAGCCGTAATCATATCAGATTCTGCAAATGTACCCGATGCAACATCGAAATCCTTGACAAGAATACCTGCATTGATCTGCAATTCTTCGAAAGTATTCTGAGGAATCTTTGTAAAACGCATTCCCTGTTTCCTCCTGTTTTAATATTCTGTGAAGAATTCAATTCCCAAATTAAGAATAACTCTTCGTATATTTAGGTCTGCACTCTCAAGCTGATGCTGTGAGAATGGAGAGCCTTTAGTGATAAACATTCTGCCGTTATCAAGCCTAATGGTATTCATCTTTGATATATGCTCGGAAATGATGTTTGCAAGCTCATCTGCTCTTTTCCATGATGTAGACCTGTCATAGATTGAAGCTAACGGGAATACAGGATGCCCAAGATCATCTGTTATGACCTGATAGGCAATGTAGGGATATTTAGCCTTGGCTACTCCGCTCTTGATTAACTCATCAATAACAGAATCATCAGGCACTGAATTCTCTTCAAATGCCAATACCCCAAATCCGCTCCAAAATGCGTTGTAAGCCTGTTCCTTATTCATCCTGAGTCATTTCCCATTCTTCTGCTTCAACCGACCTTAAATCTAACGTAGCAGAGTTTGGAGTGCGTTTATCATCTCCATCTGATGTTACTCGGTAATACTTTTCGTTACTTTCCCTGTAGATAATATCGGGATAACGGAGAGTAATTGATTTCTTAGTATAGATTTTGTGGCGATTATCAATTCCCTGCTGAGAAGCAATCCTCGCTTCCGTAGAGGAGTTAAATGAGAATGCCGCAGATATCTCTGCTCCCTTCTGATATTTGGTCTTTACTCCGCCATATCCATCAGGAACAGTTGTCTTATCCATGATGTAGCATTTCTCCATTGCCGAACTGACAAGGCTCATCTTGCACCTCTCAATTTTCTATACTTGTTCAATCTGCCGCCGAATACATCCTGCCAAGTTACATTGCTACCGCTGTTAGCGTTTCCGCTTCCGCTCTTGGAGTATGAATAACCATCAAAGCTCTCTGAATTAAATGGAGACATTGCCTCGGAGGATGCACCGCCATACTTTGCCTGCCATTCTGTGATATCAGAGGCAATGGCTATAACTGTCGCAGGGACAGCCATAGCCAATATAACACCTTTGAATTCTTCATCCGTAAGCTTTGTGGTAGCTGTAATCGGATATTTGTGAACACCATCATTGAATGTTGATCCGATAATGCGGAAATACTGTCCATTCTTAAGAGCAGGTACATTGATGTAGCCATCTACAATCGAGAAGCTACCCTCAATCTTCTTCTCCCAAAAGTTATTGTTCAAGTAATCACATATCTCGGTCAATATCAATTCCATGATTAGCCTTCTCCTGCTTCCTCGAGAACCAAATCCTTAAGGCTGTAAGCCTTTGTTCTTGTCTGCGTACCATTGGTTGATACAACAGTGAACAGTTGCTGATTCTTGTCTGTTACCTTGCAAATGCCGTTCTTGTCAGCATCAGTAATGATCTCAACAAGACCACTTCCTGCACTCGGAGTAAGACCAACCTTAACACTTGTATAGCCTGTCCATGTGCTATCTGCCATATTGAAGCAGAGGAAGTAACCCTCACCCCAAACATCGGTGATCGCATTAGAACCTGACAAATACTTGAGTGTACCTGTTACCTTACCATTGCCGAATGATACGTTGCTCTGCATATCGTTTACAGCTACATCGTAAAGTTCACCCCCTGCAGGCTCAGCTTTAACTACAAGGGTATCATTAAAATTTCCGATTGTACCTACGATAACACCATCAAGTCTCTCAGCAAAGAGCGTAATGCCTGATACAGCAACTGTCTCTTCCTGCATTCTTGTGTAGTTGCCATCCTCGTGAATACCAATCATGCCTGTCTCTGCATCGGTTGTGAAATCGAATGCATCACCAAGACCATTAGCCTCACCTACATTGATGTAGTAAGCAACAATGTTCTCTGCGGCTGTTGCATAGAAAGCACCCTGAGAAATAGCACCAGTAAGGATTACTGTACCAAGACCAAGGAAGTTCTCTACATAGTTGAGACCGAAAGCGGTCTGTACTGTGATATTTGCAGAAGCAAGATAATCTGCTACATCCATAGGATTGAGGAAGAATACTGTCTGAACAGCATCATCTTCGAAGAGAACAGAAAGCTTGCCCCAAGCATTAGCGAGTGCCGCCTGTAAGCCTGTACCGCTTGCTGTAGCTGTACCTGTTGCAAGGAATGTGATGAACTGTGTACGAATGCTCTTCTGAATGTCAAGAATAAGCTTCTTGTCTGTCTCATTAACAGCCTGATCGTAACCGCCCTTGATGATAGCTTCTGCTGTAGTAGCTTTTCTCCACTTGTTGAGCGTAGCTTCTGCTACTGTCTCATAAGTTGTCTGATACTGGGAAAGAGGAATGATCTCACCTTCGCCTACGATACCACTCTGCAGAGTGCCTGATACCTTGAGAACCTTGAGTGCTGTACCTGCTGTAACAGGAATCTTCCTCGTTACACCAAGCATCTTCAAGAGATTCTGTACATTCTCGCCAAAAAGAGTAGCAAAATCTAACTCTCTGACTTTAGCCATCTGAGCCTTCTTAATTACATTGGTCTCAGCATCTGTAACTACGTTAGCCATAAGATTTTCTCCTTATAAAATTTAGTTGTTTTCGGGAAGACCAAATAACGTAGGATTATCCATCATTGCCTTCTGCCTTGCGATAGGATCAGAGATAGCACGAATCTGCTCCTTTGTCATTGTTGTCTTTGCCCCATTGTTGGCAGGAGGATTTGCCGAATTCACACCCTCGGTTTTGATTGTAGTGATGAAATCACTCCACTCTTCCTTAAGCTTTGCTTTCAGCGTTTCCTCATCTTTGATTCCATTCTCGGTCAATTCGATGTTATTGACATCGGAGACCTTGAGAACAGAATCTATTCTCTTATCGGGAATACCGATATCTTTCAGCATATGACGGAAAGCGGATTCCTTCTTGGCTGTAGTTGCCTGTGCTTCGACATCTGCCTTATAGGTATCGTATTCCTTCTGTAATGCTTCGAATTTTTCCTTGTAGGGATCATCACCTGTCTCTTTTGCCTTAAGGTCTGCAACCTCTTTCTCAAGAGAAGGCACTTTTTCAGCTTGTTCCTTGTACTTGTCTCTCTCCGTTTTGATAGGATCAACTGTGTCCACATGAGCCTGTATTATCTGCTCTGCTTTCTCTTCCTCGATGCCTAATGCGGATAAAAACTTCCTTGTTAAAGCCATAATGAATCTCCTTTGCTTCGGTAATATGTGCTTCTATTATTAGATTCTATTTTCATATATAGCACAAATGAAAACTATTTTCAACCAAATGAAAATGAAAATAAAAGGCAAACAAAAACGGATGCCGCCTGTAAAACATCCGTTTTTGCCATCCTGTAAAGAAATGGAGGTAATCCCAAAACCATTTGACGCACTTTAATTTTATCATTCCTTCAATTTCTCTTCAAGCATCCTTCCATACTGGTCAAGATGTGCCGTACAACCGAATTGGATGAAGTGCCTTGCAGGAACACCATGAGTATAGTGCCATACACCTTCCTTATCTTGGAATGCCCAAGGTGTTGCTCTGCCGCCGCCATCGGAGGCATACTTACCTGTACCGAATTCATGCCAAATCGCATATTCGACATTTGTACCGATATATACACACTGTTCAGCTTCATCAACAACAGGAGATATGCTACCCCTCAATCTTCCTGTATCGGCAGGAGCAAACTTGGCGGATGTACCTGCGGCATCTTCGCCTATAGCCTCAAGCCAAGCATATATCTTTTCCTTTGACATAGCCAAGACATCATCTTTGTTACTGGTGAATTTAACTTCAACGATTGCCATATCACACCTCCATGTACCCTTTTTCCTTGATTTCCTTCAATGCCTTCTGATAATCCTTGGTGGCTATCTCTTCTCTTTTCTTATCCTGATAATGCTGATTCTCCTGCAGATTCTTCCAATCGTTAGGATAATTGGTCTTCATGAATTCCTCATATAATTCCTCATCCTTGGAGTGATCTATGCCTTCAAGCTCGATTGAGACTCGGCATCGGCAATTGTATATCTCCTCGGGATCACCCATAGGATCAGCAGGATATCTCAGAGGAGTGTTTAGGAAGTCTGCCCCAAAATATCCGAACTTGTCTCTTGTCGTACCATCCAAAAGCAAATGCGAGTCTCTTGTACGGCTGTCGTATATACAATGCCATACATCATCAATCGGCACACCCTGCTTCCTTATAAAATCGGAAGCTTCTGTCCTACCAAGATTCTCTGCAGAGGTAATGGCTGTTCTCGCATTCCTGATAGCCGCATTGTTATCCATGTTTGCCACTTGCTGTAGCCTCTTGGCGGCATCATCCATGCTCTCACCTTTGATAATACTGGTGTTTACCGCCTTGTTAAGCTTATCCTTGTTCCACTTCAAATCCTCGGGAATATCTACCTTGGGTTTAAGCACATCCTTGCCATTCATAATAGCTTGTACTGTTCTCGCATTGTAAACTTGGAATGTTCCTACCGATAATCCTGCTTTATCAGCCGCCGCAAAACCAAGGCTCTGCACAAAGTTGTAGCTCTGAGCTACCACCACTGGTAATGTGCCATTTATCATAGCCATTGCCAATTGGTCTGCTCTTACTAAGGTATCAGCCATAGAATCTATCGTAGCCTTGTACATCTCATTCTGTACTGTCTTCCTTTGAAGCCACAACTGATACTCTTCCTGAGTCATTTGACCATTTGCCACCATTACTCTGTATTTGGCATCTTCTTCTGCAAATGTATCGGTAAATTCGGTAAATTCGATAAGCAATCCCTTGGAGACATTAGAATAAAGAGAGGCAATGTCACCCTCAAGCCTCTCTAATTCCTTGTCCATCAAATCAGACATATAGTCTTTATACTGTTGCTTCTTCTTCCGTATCATCGTTTCCGCCTGTCATTCTTGCCATATCGGTTTCTGCCTTCTTGTCAAGCGTATCTTCAACCTTATCCTTGTCTCCCAATATTGTCATGATCTTCTCGGTAATGTATTCATCATCAAGGTAAAGAGCAGAGTTTACTACTGTCATTACTTCCTCACTCTTATTGACAATTATTGACCTTGTGTATGTAGGCTCATCCTCAACACCTGCCACAGCAAGAAGCCTTGCTATGAAATCGGATATCTCAGCTTCGAATCCGTCAAGCTTCTCATTCAGAGGCTCATATGCCGCTTCTATCTGAGTAGCCGTTACCGCACCGCTTGCAAGATCATAGGTGTTCAATGCCATTGCATCCTTGTATAACTGTTGCTCAAGCCTTCCAAGGATAGCTTCTCTCGATGCATAAGGCACTTCCACTGTAGTAGGGATTACAGATTGGTCTCCATCGGTCTGTGCCGCATGGAGTTTCCGCATCTTATCCAAAAACTCTACCAAATCGGCATCATCCATACCTCCTGCATTGGTGATTGTCCAATAGACAAGGCTTGCATCATCAACCTGATTGCAATAACCTGCGTTAATCAAATCGAATGCGTCAATAGTAGCCTTCAAAGGGATCAATTCGCTCTGCTTCTTCTCATTTGCCCAACATGGAACAATCGGGAATGTGGGATAATTACGATATTCGTATATCTCATCCCCAAAAGCTTCGGAGGATTGTAATACAGCGATATATCCTCTCTTGGGAGTCTTTATCATGCCTTCTGCATTGTCTTTATCCCACATATACTCTGTATATCCGTCAAGCTCGAAAAGCGTAGCTCTCAGCGGCTTCTGTCCATCTATCTGCCAAAAGCGTACTCCTGCTTTTAATGCTCCATCCTCTTCATCGTACAGAGGTGCAAATTCGGTAATCTTGTATATCTCTACCTTGCCATCGTTGTAGAAGCCAAAGCATACACCGCCTACCTGTGCATTCCTTCCTGCCTTGATGATCTTCCTGTCGAAATCATCACCAAGAGTAGCCTCGCCTATTCCATTCTTCCAAGTAATGCCATTTCCCAATAATACGGAATTTGCTTGCATTACATCCCTATAGAAGAATCTTGATGCCACCTTGTGATTAGCAGAGAAGTAATCAGGAATAGCCTGTCCTGCCGCATTGAACAGAATCTTCTCATATCTCTTAATAGTAGTATTCTGACCTGCAAAGTAATTCTCCGCATCAATTGCCTGTCTGTATATTGGAGAAGCTTTATGCTCATTGATAAGTTGCCTTACAAAAGCCATTCTCTCTCTGTCGCTTCGCTCTGCAACCTTAAGCCAATCCTGATATGTCTTCATAGGAAATCCCTCCCTAAAAATCGCTATATGCACATTATAGCAAAAAAGTCAACAATTCAATATCCAAAACCTGATGTAATGCCATCATCTTTCCTCGGATGGAGAAGCCTAATCATGCAAGCAAGACTATCAGGTGCATCATCATGCTCTGCATACTCATTGTAATCAAGGATTTGATCTATGTACTCTTGATCCGTACCCTTTACAAAGACAACATCCTTCCAATCAGCTTTGAGATGGGTAACTATCTTGATGTACTTGTTCATATCCTCATGGTATGTCAAGACTCGCTCGCCTCTCTCCCGTAAAGCCTTGGCAAGATATCCCTTATCACCATTGGTCTCACAGCAAATCTTACCTGCAAGGTAATTTTGTCTCAAATCGCAAATCTCTCTTGTGCATTCATCAACCGCCTTTTGCCAAAGCTTTCCCAGTACATAATACTTGCCTTCGCTCTTCTTGCAGATAGTAAAGGCTGTGTAGTCTTCTCCACCATATGCCGCATCAATGTGGCAGAATGTAGCATTCATCACCTTGGAGGCATCTGCTCCTATCTGTGCATCCTCAAATATGACATCCTCGGAGGCTATGTGCTTAAGCTCGTAATTGGCGGCAAAAAGAGAAGGAGACATAGAATCCTTTATCTCTTCTATCTCCTTCTTGGATATCAAACCTGTGTCTTTCCATGTGTATAGATGCGGCTTCGCCATCAGGGAGGATGCATCTTCCTTATGCCAAGGTGTTAAGGTGTTCACCATCTTACCGCCTCGGTTAAGGACATTTCGAAGTTCTTGATATACCACCTTGGTATGCTCTCGCTCTGCTCGTGATATTCGGTCTTTGACATTGATGATATCATCATCGAATATCCTGTCGAAGTGCCTACCAGTAAGGTTGCTGTTGGCGGAAATAGCTACTGTTTGGCTTGTACCCTTGGCATCTACTATAAGATTGGTTGAAAGCTCTGTGGCATTGCTTACAGGAAGCCTTAAGCTTATCCCGTAGATAGCATTTACAAATACCTGTGTTTGTGGAGACTCCAATATCTTCCTTACCTGATTGATGATCTCTTTTACATCATCATCGGTCTTACGCATGAAGAGATTTCTTAGAGAAGGGAGAAGAAGCATAGTCTCAGCTATAGCTATCGATACACAGGTTGTCTTGTAAGAGCCTCTGTGAGCCTCTAAGGTGTAGTCTTCCTTGCCCAAGACCATTTCCCTTATCCAATCGTTGTGGATGTCTGTAAGCTTATTAAAGCCTAATAGATGGGCATACTTAACTGGTTGATCTCGGAGGAATTCAACCGCTTGTCTTCTTGTCAGCATTGTCTGTACCTAATACCATAGATTCCACTTCATCAATCGTGCTTTGGTCTACCTCGGCAAGGATAACCTTCTCTACTGGTTTCTGCCCTGCCGTGTCTCGGAGGATTTCAAAGGCTTTAAGGTCTCCTGCCATTGCCTTCTTGAAGACAACCGATGCAAGCACCTCAGAGCCTGATTGCTTGTTTCCCTGCTTATTTTCGTACTCTTTATCGAGCAGGATATCAAAGCAATCCTTGAGAAGCTTTTTCTGCCGCCTGACTTCGCCTGATTTCTTGCCACCTGCTGTAGCAATTTTTCTTTGTTCGCTCTTTGTTCTCTTATTAAGGGGAATCAGGTTATCTTCCTTCTTACTCGCCATATTCCACCTCGCTCCATTCGGGTTTATCCCAATCCATGCCGAATCGGTCAATGATCTCTCTAAAATCCTCTATATCGTGAGGATTTGTGCCGTATTTCTCTGTGCCATCATCGGAAATATCAATCTTCACATGAAGAAGCTCATGGAAGAGTAGTGTTCTCAACTGGTCTTCATTGAAGGTGATAATGTTAGGCTCATATACTGTGATAGTGAAATCACAAGGTATTGCCCATTTATCTTTAGGGTTTATCTTCTCGCATTCGCCGCATACAAGCCTACCCTTGCTCTTCTTGGCTTTATCGGAAGACAGGTAAATGATTGTGGCTTCGCTCTGCCTTATCGTATCAAGAGAAGGCTCTTTTTCGATAAGATCATGAGCTATCTCGGCATAATGCTCATTGATTGTCCTGTGTTCATCCATATGCTAATCCTCCTTATATAGATTATAGCCTTGGATTTCCTCTATTACAATTTCCGTTCTCGGATGCTCTTTGTCAATGTAGACTCTTGATCCGTCATGGGAAGCGATAATCTTGAAATTATCATCCTTGAGGATTTTGTATTTTACGAGGATATCATCAATGGCTTCCAATAGGTTTGTAAGGTCACATCTTATCTCATTCTCCCGATAAAAGATGCATTTGACATTGACAGGAACAGAAATAGGCTCGGAAATCTTATGAAGAAACCATCCTGCATCTCGCTCATACTTCTTGTAAGCATCATTCTGCACTATCATTGGTGCTTTGGTTTTTGGATTCCTGATTATTTTTTGATTGTTCTTCTTGGTTTTGGGATTTATCGGAATCATTGCCTGATATACTCGCATTCGCATTTACCTCTTCCAAATTATTTCTCATTCTCTCTCGCATCTCTTTCAAGGCTTGATCTCTTTCGTATACAAACAAGGCATCAATGTGACCTTGAGTAAGAAATACAGCCGCTCCATTCTCAAAGACCACTAATGGTTTTTGTATAGGAAAACAGGCTATCTCATTTGTTCTTTGTCCTCGGTGAACATATATCCTTGGCTTTTCCTCAGAAAAACCGCTGTATCCATCCATCTTATCTCCATCTATTACGGCAATGTATTTCATAAAGCCTCCTTATGCATATCCTATGGTTGTACCGATACTTTCCCAAAAATCACCATGATTGCCGTATCGGTAAATGACGCCATGTAAATCCTGCTCATAGATAACGATTACAGCTTTGTACTTCTTACGGAAGTAATCAAGGCTCACTTCTGCATCAAACTCTCCGCAAACAACAAGATGCTTGCTTCTACCTGTCTCTGTGATGATGTTAAAGATGCCATCATAGAATATGATCTTATCGCCTTCAAGCTCTCTTCCCAGTGTTGCCCAAGGCTGTGAGCGTGTTATTCTTTCTTCCTGCCCATATGATTCTGTAAGGTAATCTATAGCCGCTTGTAACTTTTTGCCTTTTGCCTTGGTAGGCTTGTTCGGTCTGTTCTCCTGCAATATGAGCAAAGCTTCCTCATCTGTCATTCTGCATCACCTTCATCCTCTTTATGCTTGATATAGATGTTATCTTTGCAAACAGGACAGATAATAAACCGCTTGATAAATACAGGATTGCCGAATAAATTTGTTACTTCTTCCCTTTTCACATCTTCATAAGTAAATGAAATTATGGATTTGCAATTGTCGCACTCCACCTCTACTGGTTCAATCATTGTATTCTTGATAATCTTAATCATGTTTTTCACCTCTCATTTCGTTACTGTTCCATTGTTATTAACAGAAATATTAAAAAAAGAGCAGAATTCATTCGTCTTTTCGCACCTTCCGCAAGGAAGATAATACTTGCAATCAAATACAATAGGCGAATTAACCTTCTTTGCACATACACCATTACCAAAAGCCTTGATAAAATCTTCGGATTTAATTTTGTCTGTCATTCTTCCGCACCGCCTTTCCTCATATCTGCTCACCATTGAGGTAATCAATAAATGTTTTAGGGAAATTTTCATCAATGAATTCCAAAGCCTTGATAGCAAGTCTTACTGCCTCAATTTTGTTGTTCGCTTCAATACTTGCTTCAATAGAATTGTCAAAAGGTCTTGCATAAAAATCCAAGTTGACTAATTCTTCTATAGCCTCTTTATTTGTCATTCTTTATTCTCCTATATTAAGATCAATAGCTATTGCAAACGGCAGGTAACATGCAAATATAAAAAGCGGATAGAATATACATAATAATTCAATACTCATTCTTTATTCTCCTTTATCGGCTTAACAAGATAAATCAGGCTCACGTTTAATTGTTACTCTTATATCGGGTTCATTATAATATTCCCTCATAATCGCCTTTACGAAAATACAAGCGTATTCAAATGGAACGTGCTTTGCTACCTCTGTATTTTCTACTATAATTGTGTATAATTCTTCGTTCATTCTTTATTCTCCTTGCTCCAATGTTTGCACCAATGCCCTAATACAGTCGCATAAGTAAGATAAGCATTATCCCTATCACAACGACACTCGATAACTGTTCCGTGTTCTTTTGGAATTCGTTTACAATGCCTACAATTACAACAGACTTTGCCGTTTTCAGCACTCATTTTCTGCACCGCCTTTCATATCCAAATACTCATCAAGCAACATAAAAAGGTGTTCGGGCAAATACAAATCTTGCATGTCAATTTTGCCTTCAACAAATTGCTTAAAATCTTCAAGATTGAATTCGCCTTGCGGTCTTTCAATCTGTGCTAATATGTCAGCCTTTGCCTTTTCGACAAGTTCTTCCATTTGCTCTTTATCAAAAGTCACATTAGCAACAAGTCTTGTTTCGGGTTCTACTGTCGGGGCATTGTCGATAAGGTTTAAAACCTCATTTCTTATAAGCATTGTTGGTGACATTCCACTTCCAATATAACCCATTAAATTGCTTACTTCTTTCTTCAAAGCATCTAAATCACCTAATCTCATTCTTTACCGCCTCCCTTGTAAGGTGCTAACAGATTTCTCAATTCGCAAATCTTATAACCATCATAAAGATTATTGTTCCATACAATATTTCTTATTTTTTCAATCAACTCTTGGTCAGATTTCAGTTCTTCTATCCACTCACCTTGCGGTCTTTTTTCGTATTGAATAAAATTTGAATAGTCATGACAATTAACACATTCACGTTCATTTCCTTTGTTTTTGCAAGCCTCGCAACAAAAAACTATCGGGGCATTGTCGATTACCTTATAAATGCTTTGCAAGGTAACATCACTAAAAGCGGGATAATGCCCTTTCGCTTCCCACATTGCCTTTTTCAATTCGTCTGCGTCAATTAGTCTCACCATCTGCCTCCTTTACCCAAATATTGTAACAAGCCAAAAATTCTTCCTTTGTTATTACTACCTCGCCTTCGAGGAAATTCCCCTCAATAGGAACATATCTAATGAGTGAATCATTCCAAATTTCAGATTTTGCAATTTCCATATTTATTCTCCTTTACCAATCTACCGCTAAATCCACACCATACGGATAATCCGATACAAATTCACCTGTGTCCACAACTATCGCTGTGCCTAATGATGTTTCCAACAATGTGCCTTTTGGTCTTATACTCCAATTAGCCGCACACATCACATAATTACCAAGCATCTTTGCTCCATCATCTCTGATCCAATATGGGTATTCTTCTTCATCATAGCCAAGCTCTCTCATGTACCATACACATAAATCCATCCTAAGATTGTAATATGTCTCTCTTCCCGATTCTCCATAGAACACTCCACAAGCTACCGATATATGTTCATCTTGTGCAGGAGTAACCATGCCTCTTGCTACACATTCATCATAGAATTGCTGATTTGATATCTCGCAGATAGGAGTAGGTGTAGCTGTGGGAGTAGGTGTAGGAGTATTGGTTGGAGTAGATGTCGGTGTATTTGTGGGAGTAGGAACAAACTCGTATTTTCCCACCAATTCCTCAACATTGCTTATCATTGTCTCCTGATCTTCTATCTTTCGCTTCTGTTCGGTTATGCACAAAACAATCAAGATGAATGTAATGAGAGCAAAGTATGCCACCAGTGTCAGGTACAGGTCTCGCTTATCTTTCATTTCTTACCTCTGTTTATCCAACAAATAGCAACCAGTGTGACACAGATAATAGCCGTAATAATGATAGCTTTCATGTCCTTACCTCTCGCAATGCCTCTCTAACCGCCTCTGATTGATTCTCCTGCTTCTCAAGCCAATCTATGATATCTTTATCCTTTTCGCCGTTAAGAAGCACAGAGAGCATTTTATGGCGATCCATGTACCTCTTCTGATACTCCTTCTGCTTATCAGGTGTTTTCGCCATTGTCCACCTCCATATTAGGGAAGTTTACAATCGGTATTCTCTTTACCTGAGTGAACATATGCCAACAAGCTTCGCAAACATCCCATTTACCTGCTGTAGCTTTTCTTATTCCTTCCGTATGGCTGTTGTACACCTCTTTATAAGCTCCATTGATAGTCTCTCCGCAAAGATCGCAAATAAGTGTTTTCATATATCTGCCTCCTTATACCTCAAAGGGTAATTCTCCACCTGTCTCCTGTGGCTGTTCAACAATAGCAGGTGTAGTATGAGCCTCAACCTGTGGCTGTTCTTCCTGCTTGGTCATACTCTCCACAAACTCAGCTTCATCAACTATTACCTCGGTAATGTATACCTTCTGCCCGTTCTTATCCTCGTAATTCCTTGTCTGAA